CCCGACACCGCACCTCGCGGTGGGCGGGGTTTTCTCATGCCCGAACGAGGGCAGGAAGGACCACACCATGCCCAACAACCTGCGAAACCACCGCCCCTGGCTCCGCTTCATCGTCGAGCCCGACTCCTCCGACAACGCCGGCAGCCCCGCCGTCGGCGCGCCGGGCGCTGACCCCGCCCCCTCCTCCGAGGATCACTCGGGGGAGGACTCCGGCACCGACCCGCCCTCCGGCGGCGAGGACGCCGGAGACGGCAGCGACGGTGACGACGCTGGCGAGGACGGCACTGCCGACCTCCTGGCGAAGATCACCGCCGAGCGTGACGCCCTGCAGGAGAAGATCGCCGCGCACGAGCGCGAGCAGATGACCGAGCAGGAGAAGATCGCCGCCGACCGGGACTCCGCGGTCAAGCGCGCCGAGGACGCGGAGGCGAAAGTCGCCGCCCTCAACCGCGAGAAGCTCGTGGCGGAAGCGGCGGCGGCGGCGAAGCTCCCGCCGGCCATGGCTGACCGGCTCCGCGGCGAGACGAAGGAAGAGCTCGCGGCGGACGCCAAGGCCATGGCGGAGTCCCTCGGCTTCGACCGGTCTGCGGTGGATCCGTCACAGGGCAAGGGCTCTTCCGGCCCGATGACCCACCACTCCCTCGCGGACGCCCTGTCCGCCCACTACGGCACCGGCACCAGCCGGTAGCCACCACCAGAAAGGACCATCCCCATGGCCATCACCCTGGCTGACGCCAAGCTAAACACCCAGGAGGACTACGACCCGGCCGTCATCGACGAGTTCCGGAAGTCCTCCTCTCTCCTCGACGCGATGATCTTCGACACCGCGGTCAACCCCGCCCAGGGCGGCGCGACGATGACCTACGGCTACCGCCGCCTGGTCACCCAGGCCGACGCTGCATTCCGCGCGATCAACTCCGAGTACGCGGACTCCAACGTCACCACCGCCCGCTTCTCCGTCGACCTCGCGGTCCTCGGTGGCGCGTTCAAGATCGACCGCGTCCTCGCCAACCTCGGCCCGGCAGCCTCCAACGAGGTCACCCTGCAGATGGGCCAGAAGATCAAGGCCGCGAACACCGCGTTCGCTGACGCCGTGATCAACGGCGACACCGCCGTCGACGCCAACGGCTTCGACGGACTCGACAAGGCCCTCCTCGGCTCCGACACCGAGATCGGCGCCGACGACACCGTCGACTGGTCCGACTTCGACACCGACACCCGGGCCGAGCACAAGGCCCTCGACGTCATCGACGAGTTCCTCGGCAACCTCGACGGCACCCCGACCGTCATCCTCGGCAACAAGGCCACCCTCGCCCGCGTCCGCGCCGCCGCCCGCCGCGCCGGCCAGTACACCAAGGACCCGGTCGAGGACCTCGTCGGCGCCGGCGGCCGGCCGATCGAGCGCGAGTCCTACGGCGGAGTCACCTTCGTCGACCCGGGCAACAAGGCCGGCACCAACGACCCGATCATCCCGATCGACGCAGAGAAGGGCACCACGTCCCTCTACGCGGTCCGCATCGGCCTCGACGGCTTCCACGGAGTCACGACCACCACCGGTGAGCTCGTGCACTCCTGGCTGCCGGACTTCACTACCTCCGGCGCGGTCAAGCGCGGCGAGGTCGAGCTCGGCCCGGTCGCCGTCGCCCTCAAGGCGACGAAGGCGGCCGCCGTGCTGCGCAACGTCAAGGTTCGGTAGCCCCCATGAGGATCCGAGTCACCGCGCCGAACCGGCGCTTCAACGGACGGATCAACGAGGACGTCTTCTACCGCGGCGTCTGTGATGACGCCTCCGAGCGGAACCTGCCGTACTACATCAGGCAGGGCTACACCATCGGCGACACGGACACCGTCACGGAGAGCCCGGAACCGGACAATCAGCAGGACGCACCGGAGGAAGAGACCGTCGACGGGGACCAGGATCCCGCCGCGCAGGACACCGCCGACAGTGAGGCCGCCGCCGACGATAGGTCGGCCCCGGCCTCGCCGAAGCGCAACGCGCCGCGCGCGGTCTGGGCGGCGTTCCTCGCCGACCAGGGGATCACCGTCGCCGACGGCGCATCCCGTGACGAGCTGATCACCGCCTGGGAGCAGTCCCGGGGATAGGAGGTGAGTCCATGACCACACCGACCGACCCGACCGACCCGGCTGATCTGCCCGTCTATGCCACCGGCGAAGATGTCGCCGACCGGCTCGGAGGCATCGCACTGGGGGAGTCGGAGGGCCGCAAGGTCGCCCGCTTCCTGCGCACCGCCCACACCCGCCTGAGGCGACTCGACCCCACCCTGGACACTCGCGTGGCCACGGGACAGGTCGACGCCCTGGCGGTCGGCGACGTGCTCGTGGAGGCGGTCTACCGCGCCGTCGAGGACGACCGCATCGGCTGGCGGGTCCGCAGCGAGGGATGGCCAGAGGCCACCACTGAGTTCGACACCAGCCAGTCCGAGCGCGGCGTCTTCTTCACCGACGACGAGCTCGCCGACATCGGCATCGACGGCACCACCGACGGAAACCAGGGCGCGTGGACGATCAACGGATGGCGGACCAGGGGGCAGCAATGACCCCTGAGGCTTTCGCCGCCCGCTGCTCGGAGGCTTACGCCCCGATGGTCGCCCGCCGGGTCACCAACCCCGACACCGGAAACCACCGGGACATCCTCACCCCAGGCGACCCCGTCCCCGGCCTCCTGCAGCGACGTGATCCTGACGCCGCGCAGGCCACCGCCGACATCGGTTCCGGCAAGACCGCGACGATCCAGCAGCGACTCCTCCTCCTCGCAGGCGAACACCGGTACCCCCAGGGCACCGTCTTCGTCGCAGGAGACGGACGCCGCTGGGTCGCCGACGCCCCCGCGATCCCCCGCACCACCCCACGCCGACCATGCCCCTACACGGTCATCATCGTCACCCGCAGCACCCAGACCACCACCCCGTAGGAGGTGAAACCACCGTGCCCGCATCCGCCCGACTGACCATCTTCGACCAGCAGGCCCGCCAGGAAGCACGGCAGCACTCCCAGAAGGGCCTGCTGAAGATCGCCAACGAAGCCGCCGGCCAAGCCAGGGCCGCAGCCCCGGTCCTCACCGGCGCCTACCGAGGCGGAATCAGCGTCGCCCACTCCGGCAGCCGGGTCTCCATCATCGACACCGACCCCACCGCCATCCACAAGGAGTACGGCACCAGCGACACTCCGCCCCACGCCGCCCTCACCGACGCCGCCATGCGCGCCGGGGAGTACCGGGGCATGATGCCCCGCGGCATGACCCGGCGGAGTAGACGGAGGCGCCGATGAAGGGGCCGCTGCCGTACATGCTCATCCCTGTCCGTCGCCTCCTGCTCGACGAGGAGGAGTTCGTGAGCCTGCTCGACGGGGGCACGGTCACGACCCGTGACCTGCCCTCCGAGCTGACCGCACCGGCGGTCCTGATCCGGTCGATGTGGCAGGACGGCGAGGATGCGCAGCTGCGCAACCCCGCCATCCAGGTCATCGCCGTCGTCCCGGACAACTACGCCCCGGAGTCTGGCCCGCACGCCGGGAAGGACCCCGACGAAGCCGCCTGGGACATCGTCGCCCGCGCCGCGACCATCCTCGACTTCTCCCGGAGCCGGGAGTTCCGAGGGGCGGCGTGGCGCGCGTCCTGGACCGAGGGCCCGGTCTCCGAGGTCGGCTCCGACCGGGACGCGACCCACCCGCTCTACACCTGCACGATCACCGTCCAGATGACGGTGGTACCCCCCGACACGCTCTAGAAAGGAGCGATCATGTCCAACTTCGCTAACCCCGAGGCAGCACAGATCTGGCTCGACGGCGACGCCTTCCGCGCCCCCGAGAACACCCCCATCCCGAACCTGTCCAAGGTCGAGGACTTCTCCCCGGACGCCAAGAACCCCCTCAAGTCCCCCGGCATCGACGGCGACGGAGAGGTCACCTGGGAGCCGTTCGGCGGCATCGAGGCCGGCGTCGACTTCGCCCCGGAGCAGAAGGCCAACGACAAGACCATCTGGAACTACCGCGGCGGCATCTACGACTCCTACGACGACATCCGCAAGGACACCGGCTCCTTCATCGCCGTCGACGACAACGCCGCCACCACCAAGACCCGCCTCCGTGGCGGCCACATCGTCAAGAACGGCGCCCTCTACGAGGAGGTCATGGGCGACGAGGAGGTCATCGCCCTCACCTACCTCTTCCGCCGCGGCTCCAAGGTCAAGGGCATCTACATCGCCCGAGCCAAGCTCGCCGAGCCCGCCGCCTTCGGCCGCTTCAACGGCACCGACCTCGACGGGTGGACCTTCAAGTTCAACTACCTCTCCATCCCCCGACCCTTCACCATCACCAAGCCCGCCGAGGGAATCGAGGTTGTTGACCCGGGGGAAACCCCGGCCCCGGTCGAGGGCTAGTTCCCCGTCCGGGGCTCTACCCCTCGAAAACACTCAAGCCCAGCAACGGGAAGTGATCCCGGGAAAGGAAGATCATGGCTGACATCTACAAGCCCACGGTCTACGTCAACAATAACGAGCCGAACATCGAGGCCGACAACCTCAACAAGGGCGAGAACGCCATCGCGGACCTCTCCGCCCGCGTCAACGCCATCGAGACCGACGGTGGGGGTGCAGGCGGTGGCGAGGTCACCGCCGCGTCCATCACCGACGCCACCGACACCGGACGCAAGGTCCTCACCGCCAAGGACGCCGCCGCGGCACGTACCGCCATCGGCGCTGGCACCGGGTCCAGCAACCTCAAGATCGGCACCACCGCCACCGACGCCAAGGCCGGCGACTGGAAGCCCGCCTGGGCCGACATCACCGGCAAGCCCACCATCCCGGATATCACCGGCCTGGCGAAGAAGACCGACCTTGACGCCGCCCTCGCCCGCATCAAGACGCTCGAGGACGCCGCCGCCCCCGCAGAGGGCGGCGAGTAGCACCACCCGACCGCGCCACCACCGGCGGCGCGCCGGGCCCGGGGAATCCCTGGCGGGGTCGCCCCGGGCCCTCTTCTCGACCACAGCTGACCCCGCCCCCTCGTGAAAGGACCCCGCCACAATGACCACGAAGACAACCGCGACCCCGGACACCGATGACCGGGAACCGTTCGACCTGCTCAAGGTGCTGGAACGCCCGTCCGACCACGAGACGACTCCCGCCACCCTCGGTGACATCACCGTCCATGTGAAGACGTCCTGGACCGGGGCGGAGGCCGCCCGGGTGTCCACCACCCTCGCCGGTGGTCTCGAGGACGTGATCCGCGCGATCGTCCCGGACACCGCCGAGGCCGACGCGGCATGGGAGTTCGTCGGGGGCCTGCTGGCGCAGGTCGCCTCGAAGGTCGTCATGGAGATGCTGAAGCTGGCCGGGCTGGCGACCGATCAGGGTTTTCTCGCGCCCTCGCCGGAATCAGTGACGCCCGAGGGTGGCGCCGCGCGGTAGTGGGCTTCCGTCGGCACTACTGCATGAGCCTCGTCGAGGCCATGCACACCCTCGACTGGCGGGAGATGGAGATCCTGCTCGAGGAACTCCCACCAGCGTGGTCGCCGACGGACGAGAACATCGCCCGCCTGGTCGACCGAGACGACTTCCACCTCAACGGCGTGTACGCGGGCTGGACCGCGGACCCCGACGCGCCGGATCCCGGGCCACGGCCCACACCGCCACCGGTGCCGGTGCTGGACCCGGTCGCAGTCCGACCCGCCGACCTCACCGCTGAGCTCGCCGAGCGGAACGCCGCGTATCTCGCCTCCCTGCAGACGCCGTCTCCGACGCCGCAGGCCACCCAGGACGCCGCCCTCGACGCCCTGTTCGCCTCCCTCGGAGGCTGACCCACCACGACCCCAGGAGGTACCCCATGGCCGGCGGCCAGATCGACATCCGAGTGGAGCCTGACGTCAAGGCGTTCCCGGGAAAGCTGGAGTCCGGGCTCTCCGGCGCCCTCGGAACCGCGACGAAGATCGGATCCGCACTCGGCATCGCTCTCGGCGCCGGAGCCACGGCCAAGGCCGTCATGGACATCGGCATCGACTTCGACAAGAAGATGAACGAGATGTCGGCGGTGTCCCAGGGCACGGCATCCCAGATGGACGCCGTCGCAGCGAAGGCCCGTGAACTCGGCAATGACACCGACCTCACAGCCACCTCCGCCTCTGACGCCGCAGCTGCCATGGTCGAGCTGTCCAAGGGCGGCTTCTCCGTCGACGAGTCGATGGGAGCGGCCAAGGGCACGCTGCAGCTCGCCGCCGCGGCACAGATCGACGCGGCGGACGCCGCCACGATCCAGTCGCAGGCACTGCAGGCTTTCTCCCTGCAGGCATCCGATGCAGCCCGGGTCTCCGACATCCTCGCAGGTGCTGCGAACGCATCATCGGCGGAGATCGACGGTATTGCCCAGGGGCTTCAGCAGTCCGGCACCGTAGCCAGCCAGTTCGGCATCAGCATCGAGGACACCTCCACGGCACTCGCCATGTTCGCCAACGCGGGCATCCAGGGCTCTGACGCCGGCACGCTGCTCAAGTCCGCACTGCTGGCGCTCACGGACCAGGGCAAGCCCGCGCAGGCGGCCATGGAGGAACTCGGCCTGTCGGTGTACGACATGCAGGGCAACTTCGTCGGACTGCCGGCCCTCTTCGACCAGCTGCAGACCGCGCAGAAGAACATGACACCGGAGGCCTACCAGGCAGCCACCGCCGTGCTCTTCGGATCTGACGCCATGCGCTTGGCCGGAATCGGCGCGGAGCAGGGTAGCGAGGGCTTCAACAAACTCAAGGAGCAGGTCACCCGGTCCGGGCAGGCGGCAGAGGTCGCGGCCGCCCAGACCCAGGGCCTCCCCGGAGCGCTGGAGCGGGCGCAGAACGCCGCCGAGTATCTCGGTCTGAAGATCTACGACGCGGTGAAGGGGCCACTGACCGACGCCGCGAACGCCGGCGTCGACGCCATGGAGCAGCTCGGCCCGTCGATCGAGACCGCGGCGTCCATGGGGGCCTCGGCCCTCTCCGGGCTGATCAGCGCGGCGACTCCGGTGGCCAAGATCTTCACCGATCTCGTCGGCGTGGTCACGAAACTCCCGGCGCCGCTGCTCGCCCTCGGCACCGCGATTCCCCTGGCGAAGATGACCGGACTGACATCCGCAGCGTCCGCCGGGGGAGGGGCACTGCGGACCCTCGGGCGGGACATCTCCGAGCAGCGGCAGTACTTCTCGTCGATGGGGATGGAGATCGGCCGGACAACCGCCGCCATGGCCCTCATGCAGGAGCGCGTCCCCACCATCGGCCGGATGGGCGACGCCTATCTGAGCGTCGGATCCGGGATGCGCACCGCGGGCAAGACCGCCCGCGAGGCGGCGAAGGACATGACCGGCATCCACAAGGCCACGACCGTTGCCGGCGGCGCGATGAAGACCCTCGGCGGTGTTGCTGGCGGTGTCGCCGGTGGCGGCATGTCCCTGCTCAAGTCCGGCGCGTCGGGGCTGATGACGATGATGGGCGGCCCCTTCGGCGTCGCCCTCGGCGTCGGTGGAGCTGCCCTCGGCATCCTCGCCCAGAAGCACGAGGAGGCCGCGCAGAAGGAGGCCGAGCACAAGGCCCACCAGGACGCGCTCCGGGACTCCCTGGACCAGACCACCGGGGCGATCACCGCCCAGACCAAGGAACTCCAGGAGAAGAAGCTCCGCGAGACCGACGGCGTCGAGGACGCCGCCCGCGCCGCCGGCGTGTCCATGGACACCCTCGCCGAGGCGGCGACCGGCAACGCAGGCGCGATGCGCACCGCCAACGACGCCTTCGACGCCTACATCGCCAAGACCGGCGAGTCCACGATGGCCATCGAGGGCAACCGGAAGATGATGGATAACCTCGGCCTCAGCTACGTCGACATCGTCAACGCCGCCGAGGGCGTCGCCGGGGCACAGGAGAAGATCGACGACGCCATCGCCAACTCCGGCGGAAACCAGATGGAGCAGGGCCGCTACCGCGAGAAGATCGAGCAGATCCAGGGCGGCATCGACGAGACCGCCCGCAAGGCGGCCAAGGCCCGCGGCACGATCGGAGACCTCGACGCCGACCTCGACGGCAAGCAGGTCGAGAAGTTCGAGGACCGCATGCGCCAGCTCGAAGAGCGCGCCAAGCAGACCAAGGACATCCTGCAGGAACTCAACGGCCAGGACCTCAAGCTCGAGAACGCCGGTGAGAACGGAGAGGCCCGCGTCTCCATCAAGTTCGACGAAGCCACCTACAACGACACCAAGTCCAAGCTCGAGGAACTCGGCGCCAAAGTCTCCGAGCCGATCAACGGCCGAGTGAACATCGCCTTCCCCGAAGGCGCCGACATCCTCGCCATCCTCAAGCAGATCGGCATCGAGGCGTCCGCCACCAAGGACGGCTACATCAAGATCGACAACCCGGACGCCCCCGAGTGCATCGCCTCCCTCGAAGAACTCGGCATCAAGACCACAACCCTCCCCGACGGTCGCGTCGTCATCGACTCCAACGACCCCGAGGTCCGAGACCGACTCATCGAACTCGGTATGGGCTACAAGGACATGAACGGTGACTTCCACCTCGCCGACAACATTCAGGACGTCGTCGACCACCTCAACGGCGTCAACGGCACCCAGACCTCCGGCAACCACCACCAGTCCGACGACTCCGCAGCAACTGCTGCGAACATCAAGAACAACCTCAACAGCCCGAACGGAGACACGTACTCCAAGCACACCGTCACTTACACGGTGGCGGGAAAGGAGTACTCCGCATCCGGAGGCTTCTTCGCCGACCCACTCGGCTATAGCCTGGCAGCAGGACAAAACGCCACCGGCGGCCGCATCCCCCGCAACGCTGCCGGCGGAGACATCGCCCCCGGCGCCGTGGGAGGCCCCAGCCACACCGGCTACCGACTCCCCACCACCGGACCAGGCACCCACATCACCGACGGCATCCTCGGCATCAGCCCCGACGGCACCCCGATGTCCTGGCTCGACGGCGGAGAATGGGTCGCCAACGCCAAAAGCAGCCGCGAATACAACGACGCCTACTACTGGCTCAACCAGGGGCAGCCACAGGCAGCTATCTTCGCCCTCGAAGCAAAGACCCCCACCCGGCCCACCGCCGCCGGCGGCGCGCCGGGTGTGCAGGCGCTCGCCTCCGGTGGTGTGGTGGACAGCATCATCGGGCTCGTCAACGAGAACTTCCCGATGATGACGATCACCTCCACGACCCGGAACAGCAACGATCTCCACGGGCAGGGGAAGGCCGTCGACGCCTCCAACGGCTACGACGACACCCCCGAGATGCAGTCCATGGCGCAGTGGTTCTACGACCGCTACCAGTACCAGCTCGCCGAGCTGATCCACTCCCCGTTCGGCAACAACGTGAAGAACGGGGACAACGTCGGCGACGGCATGGGCTTCTACGGCGCGGACACCATGTCCCAGCACCGCAACCACGTCCACATCGCCGCCCAGGCTCCCCTCGACGGTGAGGACGAGGCGTGGAAGGACCGCACCAAGGACGACGACAAGGACAAGTCGCCGGAGGAGAAGTCCCGCGACTCCGCGGCGAAGAACGCCGCCGACGAGCAGGAACGCCGCCGGAAGATGGTCGCCGAGTCGAAGCCCGAGGTCGTCCAGACCAACGTGACACTCGGCCCTGACCCGGTCGCCCAGGCGATGTTCAACGCTGACAACGACCCGGACGGGATCCTGTCCCTCACCCGGGGAGCTGACTTCACCCCCCGATTCGCCGACCGGTACCACGTCGAGGAAGACGACGAGCTCGTCAACTTCCTCCTCTGGGCGAAGGGCGGGCAGGACGAGAAGGACGACGAGCTCGCCGCCGCCTTCGACAACCAGAACGACCCGCGCGGCGTCCGCGCCCTCCTCGAGGCCGGCGTCTACACCCAGCGCTTCGGCGATGCCTTCGGCGTCGGCGAGAACTCGGCGCTGGTCACCGCAGCGCTAGCCGCGAGGGAGAAGGGCGGCGTCAACACTCTGCGCGTCTCCGCCTGGCATGACGAGTACGGCGACGTCGACACCTCGGTCTCCGGCATCGCCGGGAAGGTGGCGAAGTCCCTGGTATCCGACGCGGTCGGTGACGTCTTCGCCGCCTTCGGCGTCGACGACGATCTTGGCCCGTTGACCCAGGCGGCCATCGCCGGAGCGAAGTACGCCTACGGCATCAACACCGGCGCCAGCTACGAGGACATGCAGTCCGCCGCCTCGGCATCCGGACAGCACTCCTCGAAGTTCTCCGACGCGTACCAGTCCATGACCGCCTCGGAGGCCGACTCCGGACTCCGTGAGTCCTCCTCCGGCGGCACTGGCGGCGGTGGTGGCGGAAGCCACACCTACGACCCCTCGCAGGGGGCGGCTCAGTGGTCATCCACCATCCTCGACGCGCTCGCCCGCACCGGGCGTCCGGCAGGGGAGGAGGGTGTGACCACCGAGCAGGTCGACATCGAGTCCGGCGGCGACCCGGGGATCCAGAACAACTGGGACTCCAACGCGGCGAGCGGCACACCGTCGGGAGGTCTGCTGCAGGTCATCGAGCCGACCCGGCAGTCCATGCGGCAGATGTTCCCCGAGCATCACGCCGGACTGGTGGATGATCTGTTCGACCCGCTGGAGAACCTCGTCGCCGGAATCGACTGGGCGATCTACAAGTACGGCGGGCCGTCGGCGATCTGGCCGACGAGAGCGGGCTACGCCGACGGCGGACAGTTCCGGCTCCTGCCGTCGGGCCAGGCGGCCATCGTCCCGCCGAACACGCCCCGTCTGATCGGCGACAACCCGACGGTGGACGAGTTCTACCTGCCCGATGATGACTCGTCGATCCCGACGGGGCAGGCGTGGGCGCGCCGACGCGGGCTGCAGCTCACGATCGCCGGGAACCAGCGCAAGCGGGACGACCGGATGGCCGCGGCTGTGGCCACCCAGGCGGCGTCCGGCCCGACCTACCAGTCGCACGTCAATGTCAACGGCTTCGACCGCCAGGAGGTCGCTGCCGGAATTCGGATGGCCGAGCGTAAAGCCCGGTGGAAGGAGGGGTTCTGATGAGCGAGTACTACAGCTCGTTCTTCCCCGGCGGGTCAGCGAACGTCACGCTGACGGGCCCGGGTATGGCGGCGGGCCTGCCGACCCGCGTGTGGCACCTGTCGGACTGGTCGGCCGCCTCAGCCAACCGCGAGGGAGCGGTCCTAGCCTCCGGCTGGGCTGACTTCGAGGAGCCGGACATCGTCCACCGCTGGTTCGAGTCCGCCCAGGTTGACGGTGCGACATGGCTGGGCGCGGTGGGGCAGAAGACGGAGTTCTCCCTGCCTGTGCACCTCAACCGCACACCGACCACCAGCTTCGAGCGGATCCGCGACAGGTTCTTCGACGACCTCACCCCGTGGCACACCTCCCGACTGACCGTGAACTCCCCGCGCGGTGTCCGGTTCAAGGACGTCCGCCTCGGCGGCAAGCCGGAGGTCCAGCAGACCGACATCGCAGCCGAGGTCCGCCAGCGGCAGTCGTACTTGGTCCCGGTCGTCGCCGGCCAGGCGTTCTGGCAGGGACTGCAGGTCCGCCGCGTGTGGGCCGACGGCCGGTGGGACCGCACTGCCGGCATCGCCAACCACGGTGACGTGCCCGCCCACATCGACTGGGTCCTGCGCGGCCCGGCGCTGTTCAAGGTGCCGGACGGTGACTCCCTCGTCGTCATCAACGTCGAGGACGGTGAGACCGTCCGCCTGACCACCGACCGGTCGGCACGGCACGTGGTCTCCGACAAGCGGCCGGACATTCACCGGGTGATGGGTGGCCAGCGGTTGCGCTTCCCGCTCGCCCCGCGTGAGTCCCGGTCGGTCCAGGACATCGTCGTCGTCAATGCGGGGGCGGACGCATCCGCCGTCGTGAGTATCCGACCCCAGTTCAGGAGGCCGTTCTGATGACCGCACTGACCTATGAGGACGCGGGCCTGCTCGCCGACCGCGCCCGCCCGGGGATCCTCGTCGCTGACGCGGAGATCGAGGTGTGGGAGGACTCCTGCCTCGTCGGCTTCATCGGAGAGTTCTCGGACCTCAGCACCCGCTTCGTCCGCGGGCTCGCCGACGGCGGGCAGGCGACGTTCACGATCTCGGTGGAGGATCCGCTGCTGCCGGTGCTGCGGGAGTGCAAGACCCGCTACGTCGGCCTGCGCATTCGCGACGGGGTCCGCCCCTGGGATGGTCAGGTCACCCGGGTCAACCTCGCTGCGGATGATGATGACGAGTCGGTGACGGTCGAGGCGAAGGCGTCGACATCGATCTTCCAGAACATCCTGACCATGTCCGACGCGCTCGCTCCGGAGTGGCTGCAGGTGTCGAAGAAGAGGTTCTGGTCCGGGCCGGTGATCTCCGGCCTGACCCGCGAGATCCGCGACCAGGCCGCCCGTCTGGCGCTCTACGTCCGACCGGCCCCGCGAATTCTCGTGCCGCAGGTCGACACGTGGCACGACACGTCACCGCGGCGGACGTGGCGCACGGATCCGATCACGATCTCCGAGCTGGTGGAGAAGGTCACCGAGGACACCGGCGTCACCGTCGAGGTCATCACCTGGAGGCCGGGCGACCCGCTCACCGGCCTGCCGGTGCCCGTCTCCTGGATCGACCAGTCCACGACCCAGTTCATCGTCCGCCCGGTGCAGCACGAGCGCTCCGGGGCGATGGCCGCCGCGCACAACCGGCTCGAGACTCTCGCCATCGAGATGGCGGAGTTCCTCACTGACGCGCTCGCGTGGATCGGTCAGGGGTCCGCCCGGTGGATCGGGAAACGCTGGACCGAGGCCCTGGCCGGCACCGGCCTGCCGGTCGTGTCCTGGCAGTGGGGCGGCGCCGGCGTCGTCTCAGAGGACACCGACGACACTTCCCCTGAGGCAGTGTCCGCCCTGGTCGGCGGGGCGTCGCCGAACTGGCTGAACGACCTCACCGGATCGCTCGCTCAGGCGGCGGTGGCGATCCTCTCGGCCGAGGCCGGCGTGATAATCCCCGGCCTCGGAGGAATCGCCGAGGACCTCCTCTCCGACCGCCTGTTCACTTACACCCGGGTCCACGACACGCAGGTCCACAGTTCGATTGGGGGGCTTGCGCCGCCTGAGGTGTTCGTCAACTCCGCCACCGGACTGTCCCTGGAGGCAGAGACCACCGGCCGCGCCCAGCTCGAGGAGATCGCCGGCCGCGTGGCCACGACCGTGACCGTCGCCGACGGAATGCCGTGGCGCGCGTTCGACGACTTCGACATGGGCGACACCGTCGCCTACACCGACCGCACCAACCGGGAGGTCATCGGTGTCGTCACCGCTATCGAGATCCACCGCGACCGGGCCACCGGCCGCGCCGCGACAGTCACCATCGGCCGCCCCCCGGACGTCGCCGTCGGCTCCCGCGCGAAACGCTCCGGCGCCGCCGCGCTGACCATCGCCAACCAGCTGTCTCTCTCCTGACCACCACCCCACAGAAAGGACCGCGCCATGGTCGCCAAGATCGACATCCCGTCCACCCTGCACCTGCTCCTGTCAGACCAGTGGAACATCCGCGAGGAGGGCCGCGGCGTCCTCGAAATCGACGGCAACAGCATCACCACCTCCATCCCCGCCTACAAGGGCGAGCCCGGCGACCCCGGACGCGACGGCCTGCCCCCGCGCTTCCGCGAACCCGTCGGCGAGGACGAGCTGCCGGACATCGGTGATCTGTCCCCGTCGGACATCGGATGGTTCTGGCCCATCGCCGGCACCTCCGACGTCCTCACCTACAACGGCCTGGACCTCGTCCGCATCAGCGACTACTTCGGCGGAGACGGCCCCGTCGGACCCGCCCCGAAAGTCCAGATCGGCGGCGTCCAGGTCGGCCCCGTCCCCGCCGTCACCGTCGTAGACGACGGACAGACCAACGGCACCGCCACCATCAACTTCACCCTCCCCGAACCCCGGCAAGGAGAGCGAGGCAAGGAAGGCCCGACGGGCCCCGCCGCGGACATCGAAGCCTCCGCCGACTACGACGACCACGGCACCCCAGCCACCGCCGGCCAGGTCCTCACCAAGCACACCGACGGCACCTGGTACCCCGCCACCATGCAGCTCTCCCCGGGCGTGGTGAAGAAAAGCGCCGCCGACTCCGACTGGAAGGCCCTCGACTCCGGCATCAACTGGCGCGGCGACACCCTCCAGGCAGTCGTCGTCAACGTCCCCGCCCAAGCCTTCCCCTGGGAACCCGAGATCTTCGGAGCAATCGACGTCAAGACCGACGGCATCGGCCTCGTCGTCGACGCCGAAGTCCGCCTCGGCGCCGCCTCCGGACCCCTCGTCGCCAAAGGCCCCGGCAACCAGAACGAACAGATCCTCGGCGAGTGGCAGACCCGCAGCATCGTCCCCGCCGCAGACGGCAGCAGCCCCCTCGGAGAGTCCAACACCATCGTCCCCGCCGGCACCGGCGTCGACTTCTACGTCCTCCTCCGCCGCCGCTACTCCGCCACCGGCGTCACCGTGAAGAGCCGCAAGGACAACGGATTCCTCCGCATCAAGGTCGAACCGGTGGTGACCAAGTGACCGAACCCACCACCAACCGCTACGAAGTCACCGGACCCGGCGGAGCCACCGGCACCAACAGTCTCCCCACCACCCCGACCATGCCCGTCGCCGCAGCCCTCGGCCGAGAACTCGCCAGAGCCTTCGCCCCCGCCAACGGCGCCATCGGCAAGATCCAAGCCACCATCAACAACGTCATCGACTGGACCTGGGGAAACGCCACCGACGACCGACGACACATCCGCTGGGACCAACTCATCCAGGAACCCATCGACGCCCGCCTCATCGACGGCGACATCCAACTCCTCGCGCCGGGGGAGTGGACGGTCGATGCGGATGTCTACTTCGACTGGTCGAACTACGGCGGAGACGGGTGGACGGACGTCGACGTCCACGTGATTGCCAAGGACGGCACGGTCATCCGGACGAAGACCGTCCGCGTGTGGCCGGGGACCGGGGCGGGGTCGGCGTCCTGCCGGATCATCGACGCCCTGGTCGAGGAGGATCAGCTCCCCGCGACCGTGCAGGTGTGGTTCGGGACGGGGAAGTGGCGGGCCGTCCTCGGCGGTGCCGCCCGGACCATCGTCTCCGCGAAGAAGACCACCCGGTACGCCACGGAGACGGTCTTCAACGAGGACACCGGCGGCACCGATCTCGGCGACAACTCCGACAATCCGGATCCGGCGCCGGCCGATCCTGAGACGCAGCCTTAGATAGAAAGGAGACCACCATGTCACTGTCATCCACGGTCATCACCGACGACTGGCGCTATCTTGACATCGGAACCGCGACCAGCAGCACCGCCGACCTCATCAAGCGCGGACTGTCCGGGGAAGCCACGTTCACCCCGCTCCGGCTCACCGGAATCTCGGTCGACGACGAACCGGACTGGTACATCGTCGCCCGCCCCCGGACCGGCCAGTACACGCTCGGCCGCCTCATCGGCGCCGACGGCTCCCAGGGGGTCCGCCTCATCTCCGAGGTGAACGGACATTCCGTCGTCTACCGGGTACACCGCACTATGCGCTGGAACGGGCAGCAGATCCCGGGGATCGACGACGTCAACATCGTCCTCTCCGGAGACACTGTCCACCTCCCTGACATGGACATCGTCACCGGCGACGGGGATGCCATCGGCGAAGCACTCGTCACCGTCGAGGAGTTCATCGCCCGCGCCCGCGAGGCAGCCACCCGCGCAGAGAACGCCGCGACCGCTTCCGGTACCTCCGCCAGCGAGAGCGTCGAAGCGCAGCAGAAGGCACACGCCGCACAGATCGCGGCGGAGAAGGCGGCAGGCCGGGCAGAGGCTGGGGCCGCGGTCGTCGGCGACGCGCAGACCGTCCTCGACGCCAGGGACGACGCGACCCGGGCAGCGACACAAGCCGCAACATCGGAGAAGAATGCCGCCGCTTCGGCAACTGCAGCGGGAACCGCCGCCAGTGGAGCTGCCGCATCGGCGGGTGATGCCACGTCCCGGGCACAGGAGGCCGACCAGTCCGCGAAGGATGCGGCGGCGGCGAAGACTGCGTCGGTGTCCGCGCAGGGGAAGGCGGAGGCAGCACAGAAGAAGGCGGACGAGGATTCGGCGGCTACGGCTGCGGACCGGTCGGCGACCATCACCGCCAGCGATGCTGCGAAGGTAGCGCAGACGGCCACGGAGGAAGCACAGGGAAAGGCTGCCGAGTCCGCCTCTTCTGCCGCGGCAGATGCCGCCCGCGCAGAGACGGCAGCGGATGGTGTGGATGCCGCCGTAGGCGATGCAGCAGCGTCAGCTGCCGCGGCGGCTGCCGATGGTGTGCGCAGTGAGGTGTCCGGGCTGGCGGATTCTGCTGCCCAGTCTGCATCGTCGGCAGCGTCGGATGCTGACCGGGCTGAGGCTGCGGCATCATCTGCGGCTGATGATGTGCGTGGCGAAGTGTCGGACATTGCTGCTGCGGTGTCCGCTGATGCTGCGTCTGCGCAGGGTGCCGCATCGACGGCGACTGCGGAGGCTGATCGTGCTGCAGCACAGATCCGGATGTTTCAGGTGGTGGATGCACTGCCTGATCAGATGGTGGACGGCGTGATCTACGCTGTGCGGAGGGAGTCCTGATGAGGGAGCCTGTGTGGGGCGATTGGATAACAGCTGGCAACCGAGAGATCACGGTTCCGGACCGTGCGCTGCGGGCGCAGGCGGTCGCTGTAGGTGGTGGCGGCGGCGGCCGCGGAGGCTGGTACAACAACGGCGGCAGGGGAGCCGGCGGCGGCGCCGGAGAATGGGCCTCCGGAGAATGGGACGTCACCCCGAACACCAGATTCTCATACGCCTTCGGCGCCGGCGGCGCCGGAGGTCACGGTGGAAGCATCGTCAACAGCCAGCCGGACGGTGCTCCGGGTGGGGTGACCACCATCGGCCCCGTCACCGCAGCCGGCGGGGAGGCCGGCCCCGGAGGCAGGGACTACCGGCCGGGTCAATCCCCCGGAAGCTACACAGCATTCGGCAGAACATTCACCGGTGGCGCCGAAACCGCAGGCGATGGTCAATTCCCTGGCAGTGCTCCCGGCGGCGGAGGGGCCCCTGGCAAGGCCGGTGGATTCCTCGGCGGCGGAACCAGAGGAGGGAATGGTGCATCCGGCGCCGCCTGGTACCGGTTCCTCACCACTCCTCCCAACCCCGGCGAATGGGGCAAAAAAGGGTCAATGAACACCAGTGACGATGTCATTGAATCCCTGCACTTCGAGGGGTCGGAGATTGAAGAACTGTGGCTCGACGGTGTGCTGGTGTGGAACCGCGGCTTGGATGTTGAAACAGTCACCATTGTGGAAAACGGCTCAACCACGGCGGCACAGGATCAGTTCCGTGCCGCGCTCACTGGTCGGGGACTGGATTACCGGACGGTGACAACCGTCCCATTTCTGCTGGACACCAGCCAGGTGACGAACATGTCCTCGATGTTCTCCGGGTGTGCGGCGTTGACGACGGTGCCGGAGCTGGACACCAGCCAGGTGACGAACATGTCCTCGATGTTCTCCGGG